GTGCCGTCGTTGATTTCGATGACACGCACGCCGTGATGATAGTCAGCCATAAGCGGCTTGCTCCGTTGTGAGTAGGTGCAAACAGCATGCCGCCAAGCAGACAAGGCTGCACGTGGTGACGGATGGAAGGCCGACCAGACAACAGTCTGTAGAAGGGAAGCAAGGCAATGCAGGCGCTACGATCGTTTTCACCGATCAATATCGTGTTATTGATCTAGCGAATCGATTGGACGAGTTTTAGCCATTCCTCTAGGGTTAATGGGCTTCTTGTGGCAACACCAGGGAAACGCCACAACCCTAAAAGCCCGCATTTTATGCGGGCTTTATTATGGGCGCTTGGGTAACATTTGGTGGGTTTACTTAATGATTTAACCGTTAGGGAAACGTTAACTACCTGATAAAACATTTTTTACTCTGGCCTATCAGGCAATACCTTACAAATCAAATACACAACCACTATAGATAAAGTGATATAAATAAATCGTTCATGCCATGTATCAAAATGGAAAAACCAATATGCACATATAAGAACCAATGCACCGCCTAAAATTGATGCCATAGTTTCTAAAGCAGTATGCATCAACCGTCTAAAAAGGCTCTGCTTTATCTCATGGCCTTTTTGATTTTTTGAGTTCATCTTCTACCATATCCAAAATTTTATCAAACTCAGGCTGCCCTTGAGTTCTTTTTACCCTCAGAGCTTCCACAAAGGGTTCCAGTAAAGGCTCCACCAAGAAATATAGAAGATCGTAATTCTTACGATGTAATGCATAGTATATTTCAGGATCGCTTTGCTGTAATGCTCTGGATGTATAAATGCTACGTTCAGCCATCCCTCCCATCAGAAGGATATTGCCCATAATCCCACCCCGAACCGCCACCAAAAGAGAGCTACTTTGAGAAACAGCAATGGCTAACCTACCTGCTATCACAGAGTTTGTAACAGTTCTACCGACCATTGAAAAAGCCACCTGGCTGTAAATACTATCCTTTTTTTTCTCTGGAACGTTGTCGCTAAACTTATCTAATACAGTCTCAATAGTTTCAGCAAAGTTTTTGTTTTCCAAGATGCCATGTTTAATGGCACCTACCATTCTAATTCGTTCTGACTCACGCATGAATCGGGTATCAGTATCCATATAGCCATAGGCCAAATACCCTAAATCTTTAGGGACGGATAGCACCCCATGAAAAAACCCTATCACCGAGTCCGGTGATAAAATGGCTTTCACTATACGTTTGGCTATCTCCATATTGCTGCTCATATCACACTCCCTTTTCGAGCTTGCAATTATTAAAAACACAAACAACGTTTAGAGCAAAAAGCAACAAATAGCGACTATCATCCTGATGAAAATCACCTTCAACAATACTTAACTCATCTATTAGCATTTCATTTGGCAATCGTTCCATGAAAAAAGTCACTCCCTAATCTATCGTTTTATCCCTAACAGTCTATTTTGTATAATTGATAAGCATATCTTACGCAAGGCATTTCTTTTGTCAGCCCGATCACAGAGTGCGCATTAGGCTATCTACCAGGACGATTTAAGTGAGGCTACCCTGTACAGCGGGCCATGTTTTACGCCTCCGGCACTGGTGGCCACTCAATATCCGGCGCGGCTTCAGCATCTACCCGGTTAATCAGCACCCGGTAACGCTTCCAGGCCAGTAACTGCGCCTGCTCATCGGCTGACGCTATCCCCAGCTCTTGCGCATCCTGCAACGGGGCGAGCTTCTTTGTCGCCAGTGCCAGCCGTTGCGATTTATCTATCTTGGCAGCCTCCACCGCCTGCGCTTTTGATGGCGGCGGGATATCGACCCAGCAGGGTAAACCCTGGCTATCAGCACCCCGCATTTTCCCTTCTGGCCCTTGTGCGCAATACGTCGTCCACTCTGCATCAGTAATGGGTTTTACATCCTCCGGCCAATTGCCGTTGGCGTCATAGGCTGGTTTATCTTCCAATACATAGAGAATATTGGTGGTTGCACTGTATCCGTAACTCATTTTATACCCCCACTGCCCACCAGAAGACCACGCGTTCGTTATCCCCCAGTGCTGCATTAAACCCGCCTGCCGACAGGCTTTGTGCTTCCATATTCATGTTTGAATCTCCCCAATGCCCGGCCAGTGTGAGCTGGACGCCGAAACAGTCCTGTGTGTAGCCACGCGGAAAACCCACCCAGGTCAGATAGCCTTCGCCCCGGTTGACCACGCCGCCCTGGAAAATAAACCCGGTCAGTTCGTCTTTGTACCACCATGCCTGACGCGTGCCCGCGACGTGCGAACGGCTGTTAAACGCATTCCAGTCAACCCGGCCATTGAGGCCATTGGTGATGAAATTACTGAGATAACCGCCCCAGGCAGTGCCGGAAATATTGCCATCCGGATGATGAACAGTTTCGCCCAGGTGCAAGGTGGGCCATGTGCCGTTAACCTTTAGCTCCCCATTGCCACGCAGCTCATACCAGCCGTGATCATTACCATTGCCGACATGAATACCCAGGTTATGGTATTTGCCGACCAGTTCATGGTGATAGAGCTCGGCCACCAGATTGCCCTCGCCTTTTAACCGAAGTGCATTTACCTGGCGATGACTCCCCTCCGCATTGGAATAGGTGTTAATACCCGATTTGTTGATGTAGTCGAGTCCTTGGAATGTCCCGGCCCCCTTCACCGTCAGCCAATTGATGTTGTCACCGCTCTGCTTGACGTAACGGCCATTTGATTCTGTTTTGGTGTAGGCGTTGATATCTCCGGCCACCAGGTTCACATCACCGGAAAGTGGCTTGCCGTTCACCTTGATAGAACGAAGTGCATACTTCTGCACCGCTTGTGCGTCCGTCAGCGCGCCTACATCCGCCGCCGTGGGCTTGTTTTTGGTATGGTAAATCGTGGCATTGCTGGCCTGGTTGGCATCAGTGCCCCAGGACAGATTATTTTTGTCATTAATACCGAGACGATACAGCGGCGCATTGCCGCCGAGCTGAAAACCGATCGACAAATTGGCGGTGGCGCTGCTGCGCTTTAATACTAAAGGCGTGTGCTCAACGCCATCAATCAGCAGGGCCGTATTCTCCGTGCCAGTAGAGCCGGTTTTAACCGTCAGGTTTTTGACTGTCCCGCCTGACAATTTCAGATAACGAGCATCTGCCTCGGTTTTGTTCCAGGCGTTGACATCCCCGGCCAGCAAATTGACATCCGCACTCAACGGCTTGCCATTGACCTTGATAGAACGTAACGCGTATTTACCATCACATTGCGCCGCTGTGTAGCCGTTACCGGTATGCAGCAATTCACACCAACCCAGAAAATCCTTGTTGGATTCTTTGGTTCGAAAAGCCATACGGCCATCACGCCACCCCATTTGCAACGTATAGGGATCTGCCGTAGTGGACGCACGCCAGGCATGATTGATGATGCCAGCCGTGCCGATAAAGGGTGGCGCGTCTGGATCATCACTGTTTGTCCAGGTAAACCCGGTGAAGGCATTCGCCCCGGCCAGGTCGGCCAGCCGGTGCCTAAGATTGGGTTGTACCAGGCCCAGGCCAAACGCTTTGTTGGCGATCAACACCTGACCGGTGGCCTCGCCCGTATCACACAGGGCGGCCGATTTTAGCCCCAAATTGGCGCGGGCCTTGGCTTTATCCGGTAGGTCGGCCAGGTTCTGCGCCAACTTCACCCCTGCATCATTCACAGCCTTAACCGCTTTGGGCGTGGCCGCCAGGGCTTCACTGGTGCTGTTGGTTACGCTGCTCAGTTGCACAAACCCCTTGGCCGCCGTGGTGGCGTCCGGGTGGTTGCGGGATTTGGCATGGTCATCAATGGCCGCCGCCACAAAATCACGGGTCGCCATCACCATGTCACCACTGACAATCAGCGTGATAGCCTCGGTATGACTGACAATCACCACCATGCGCAGGGTTTGCGTGCGCCCGCTGCCCTCTTCCAGCTTCGGCTTATAGGACTCAGCCATGTTGCTGACCGCAATCAGCGTGCCGTCTGCATCATACAGGCCCATTTCACGCAGCCAAAAACCGCCAACATTGGCCGGAATGACTAACTCGGCAATCAACCGATCAGACGCAGCCTTATCAACCGTCAGTGAATTGAGCGCGGCCCGGTGACGCTCGTTAATCAGTTTGGTCTGGGCCGGGTTGGGCGTGGGTAATTTGCCGTTAGCGTCTCCGACGGCCATCCGGTCAATCTTCAACGGTTTTCCGCCCGCACTGGCGGCCGCAATTTTTGCCGCCCCGGCGGTGGTCAGAATGGCTTTATATTTGCTCATGGTGTCTCGCTTGTTATCCGGGGTAAACAGTAAGGGTGTCGCCGTCGAACGTGCCGACGCCGGTGTGGATCTGGCCCTGAACGTCCTGCACGATATTGAGGCCGATAAGATGGCGGCTGACCGGTTTGGCATCAGCGATCATCCGCTCCATCTCCTGGTACATGGCTTCAGTGATACCGGTTTCCAGTACGCCGATATCCAGCCGAAAGGTGCCGGGCGGATCATTGTTTTGCCACCACTCCAGCACCTTGATGAGATAACCGAGCGGCTCTACAACGCGACGAACGGCCCCTAGAGTGCCCTTGTGACGGTGCAGGTAAAACGCCGAGGTCACGACGTTGCGTTTGACGGTGTCCGGCCAGCGTTCATCCCAGTGATCAACCGAGAACGCCCAGGCCAGGTATGGCAACAAAGCGATCGCGCAGGTGTCCGGGTTCCACAAGTCACGCACGGGCACCGGAATGCGTGCCAGTTCGGCGCAGGCACGGGCAGCGGCCACCTCCAATACGGATGAACCGACCGGCAACAGGCGGTTATTCATCAGATCCCCCAACGGTGATACGGTACTGCTCGCAGTAGGACGCCTGGGTATTGTTCAGCACGATATCGGCCAGCGGCTTTTTCAGCTCCACACGCTGTACGCCTTCGGCATGGAGTGCGGCATAGAGAGCCGACAGGCGGATATCACGTCCTAACCGGTGTTGTGCAGTGATGTAATGCTTAAGCTTGGCCTCAGCGGCGGCCTGAATGGGAGCCGACTCCGGTCCCGGATAGAGATAGAGCACCGCCTCAACGGTGTATTTGACGATAGCAGCGGATTGCACCGTCACGCGATCACCTACCGGGCGCACATCCTCATCATTCAGCGCACGGGTAACGACAGCCAACAGGTCAGCGCTGGCGGTACCGTTACCTTCCCGTGACAATACCGAGATGGTCACACAGGCCGGGCTAGGGCTGGTTGCCTTCACGTCGGCCACCCGGCCATCGGCAGAGCGACCATGATATTCATAGGCACCAGATGGCCCGGCCACGCTCATACCTTCAAACGCCTGCGGGATACGCACCCGATAATCACTGTCGGACTCCATCACCGCCGGTGTTGGCGGCAAGGTGGTGTTATCAGCAGGCGTGATGGTCAGCCGTGGGGTGTTGACGTTTGCCCCCAGTTGGTCGAGGTCACTGCCAGTGGCAAAAGCCACCATCACAGCACGGGCGGCATCGTTAACACGCTGGCGTAAAATCACTTCCCGGTAGGCATTCTCCTGTAGGAGCTTCACCAGTGGTTCGGACTCCAGCGCCAGGGTGCGGGCAATCGCTTCACGCTGTTCCTCCGGGTAGAGCGAAATCAGTGTGGCTTTGCGTTCGGACAGCAAGCTTTCATAGTCGAGCACCTCAACAAGGGCGGGCGCAGGGAGTTGGCTCAGGTCAATGGTTGGCATGGGTTTAGCTCACAGGAATGGACAGCGACAACGCGCCAGGGATATCGGTACGGGTGCCGGTGAGGTCGATCACCATCTTGCCGTCATAGGC